TGCTAATCCGTCAAACAATGTTTCATCTTTATCAATTCCGCCTCCTGGCATACTCCAACTAGGAGTTCTTGGATCGGACCTAAGTAAGTAAAGATACCTATCAGTTGTTGTACTATAGAAAAATATTCCTGCTGCTTGTTTCATGTTTGTATGTTAGGCATAAATAAAAGTGTAGTTCGCGGAACGCTAATTCCCAACTACTCTAACGCTTATAAGGAGCATCAGCATGAATATTTATCATCAAGAAATACCCCGTAACATTCCTTACACATATCATTTAATATGGCTGGATCCTATTACAGAACTACCTGCAATGAAGTATTATGGAGTTAGATACGCGAAAAACTGTCACCCTAAGGATCTATGGGTATCTTATTTCACTAGTAGCAGGTATGTTACGGAATACGTAAAGAAATTTGGTAATCCTAATGTCATTGAAATTAGGAGAGTCTTTACTGACAATGATAGAATACAACAAGCTATTGACTGGGAAAAGAAAGTACTCGTTAGGATGAAAGCGCATATCCGCAATGATTATATAAACAAGCACGCCGGAGCAGCTATAAATTATAATGATCCTGAGATAATAGCTCGCCGGGAGTACGTTAATTCACTAGATATTACTAAACAGAATAGAAAAGATGCAGCCATCAAAAGAGAAAGTGATGAGTCAATAAAACAAAAACGAATAAAGGCTTGCAATGCTCCGGAAGCTAAAGAAAAAAGAAATAAAACAAGAATACAAAATTTTGACAAATCTCCTGAAGCTAAGATTACTCGCAGTAGGCGATCAAAAGATATCAATAATAGACCTGAAATATTAGAGGCAAACAGAAAAAGATATTTAGGGGTAACATGGGAAGAAAGAATAGGTACGGAGGCTGCAAAAGAATATAAAAAGAGGATGAGTGATTTGCGAAATAGTAATGCATGGGACCCTGCAAAAGGAATAAAAAAAGGAAAAGATAGCCCAAATGCAGATAAAACAGTATATACGTGGGAGAACACACGCAGTAAAGAACAAGTGCAAATGACTGGAATAGAATTCAGTAAAAACTATAACTTAGATAACGCAAATGTTCGTGGGATTATTAAAAGTTTCGGAAAACTATCTTCTAGAGGAAAGCCGTTTTCAGTTAAAGGTTGGATAATATTGGCTAAATGACCAAACTCCAATCGCCCTGATCATACCAACCTTCTACTGACTTCATCCAAGTGCCATCTACAAATCTGTACTGAACACCAGTTGTTATATTAGTAACAAATTCAATATCTGTTGAATTTTCGCTATCAAATGATACTTGCCATTCTCCTGCGCTTGAGTTATATTGAATTATGTCGTTGGCGTTAGCTACTAAATTACCCCACGCAACTGTAGTGGCATCTGCTGATCCTATAGATTCTACTATTAAATATCTTTTTCCGTTTATGGGGCCTGGTAATCCTGCATTAGGACCAGTCAACAAAGGATTGATCACACTGTCTACGGGATTTAATGTGTTCTGCGGTAATGTATCCGGATCTATGTTATAAATTAATAATCTGTCATCCAATGGATCAGGAACAATAGTACCAACAATATCAGTATCCATATATGGATTTTGTAACCATATTTGAGATATGCCTGGTTGAATAGCACCATATACGTTTAACACACTGGCCCAATACAATGAAGTATCAGGTGCGGGTGGTAAATTTAAATCTATATTGGACGGATTAAAAGGCTGATTAGCAGGAAGAAGTTGTAACGAATTACCTAATAACAATACTTTATATCCATAAGCAGTAATTTTTTGCCTAGTACCTAATAATATATCATCATTCTGTATATCATCGATTGCACTACCTTGATGTATAGAAGCAATTATCTTTTGAATAACTCCCATCTTTTTAAGCTTTGCAGGTGCTGTAATCCATATAGGTATATAAAACTTCCATGATAACACATCTATAGGATTACCACTGCCTTGAGGTATACTTCTACTAGAATACGTTATACCATCTTGATATACAACGCTCAATGAAGTCCAATCAATATAGTTATCAGTACTTTGAATTTCTAAAGAAGGATTAAATAAAACACCTAGTTGTTCCATGATTTCTAATTTTTGCTGATTGTTAGTAGTCCATAAATCCACTGTTAATCTAAGTGTATATGGAACCGGCATTAATCGTTCAACAGTAAATGCTTGACCTTGTGTAGTTTCATATGATTGCGTTTCTGAGTCATATGCTCTTTGTCTTACATTAATTTTTTCTACAAACGTAGGGTTCTGTGTTCTTTTTTGATCATATTCTAATCCAGACACATAATAGGTAAACAAAGGAGCAGAAGGCAAGTTACTAGCACTATTATTAGCAATAATTGTAGCTGCTTGTCTACTTGAGTCTCCATACATTATAGGAACTCGTACTAGTATAGTATTACCTGCTGGATCTTTACCTCTTGTAACTTGCCAGTTTGAAAATATTTTTCCAAATTGGATTAAAAATCTTCTAATCTGGTTGTCGTAGTGAAAATCTGCCATTCTTATCCCTCAGGTGGTAGTATATCAGGAGCAGGTTGTAATATAGTAGAAAGCGCCTGTGATTCAGGAACTACATCTTGTGTATTATTTAGATAGATTTCTGTTCTATCATTAATAAATCCTGACAGCAATGACTTATCCTCATATGTAAATCCTGTTTCAGTTCTTACATTTTCAGAAATTCGTACCCATACTCTTCCGTCCCAACGATATAATATTTGAGGAAAGTAATCTATACGTAAGAAGTAATCTCCTACTTGAGGACTTTGAGGGAAAGAAATACCAGCGCCTGTAGGGAAGCCGTTAGGAGCACTTCCGTCTCCTGTTAAGTAACCACTTGTATAGCCGAAGGTTTGCGGTGTTGATCTAACAATAAACTGATATCTAGGATCACAGTCTGCTCTAAAGTCCATTACTGAAGTTATTTCATCTGTAAATCCTGGTAGTGTTGGGTCTTGATCTGCGGTTGCATAAGTATTATCCGCTGTACCGTATGGTCCGGTTATTGCACCCATTGATTGTACTGATAATACCTTAGTTCCCTCAACTGATCCTGATCCTGTATCAGTTAGTTCAGGTGCTTCGATAACTACTTGTAAACTGGCCTGCACGAATTTATCTAGCTGCTCGCTAAAATCCATATCAGCAGTCATATCCCATATACTTTTTAATGAATCTTTAGATATTCTTATTCCAGTACTTGGGGTTTTAAAATTAGGATTTCTCATTGACACTACTGACGCAGTAACAGGATTGGGTGCTCCGTTTAAGTTAGCAATAACATTGTAGGGTGGCGCTGGTTGTCTATACATAGTTGACAACGCACCGTTTTGCTGAAACGGTCCACCTGTTGGTACAATATAAAGCTTGCTAGTATCGTAACCAGCTTTAGGTACCAATCGTTTAGCTTCTTCTAGTGCTGCATTATTAATACTAATGTTTGTATTATAAGTACTTAAAATATCTCTCAAATCTTGTGCTGTATCTAGTTCCCAATATACTGGATCAGGAGGAAGATTTCCTATAGGTACTTCTTGTTTTGCAATATAATTTTTATCACCGTAACTAATCACATAACCTTCTGGATATACTTTATCAGGTTCCCAAAGTCCAAGATAGTTGTCTTTGTTAATTGGTTCATTAAGTATTTGTGAAAACTCTTGACTATCTACCAGAGGTTCGCATTTAATACGCCATAAGTGAGGATACCAAGTTTGTGAGAATCCTTCGCTAGCATAATTAGAATCAGTTACTTGATAAAATCTTTTTAGTGCTACTGGTATAGTTTCTTTTAGTGGATTATAATCTAATAAGTGAGGTAATTCTAAAACATCACCTACCATTAACTTTCTACCAATGATATCAATCATGTCATTGTAATGTATTACTATGAATATAATATCACTATTTAAAAACAAACCAAACTGAGACAAATCAAAATCTAAATTCGCTACGTTGTAATGCCCGCGCAGTCTGTATATATCAGGGTTATATGTTCTATCTCTGTTTTCAAGAAATAATAAATCTTGAATGTTAGTTGGGTCTAGGCTATCGTATTCAGGCTGAGTATAATCAGTAGACGGTCCTTGATTAGTAGGACCGTCTACTGA